AAAACAGTGGGGTCAAAACCTCATAAAATTCCAAGGAGTTAAATTGCCTGGAGGAGTGGAACTAAATGGAAGACAAATGTATGACGATGGAGAAAAAGAAATTGCTGCATTGATGGAGAAAATGTCTTCTACTTATGAATTACCACCGTTCGATATGATAGGTTAGTATTATGCCATTAAATCCATTTTTTCTACACGGATCCTCTGGAGAGCAAGGTTTAGTTCAAGATCTTGTAAATGAGCATATTAAAATGTTTGGAATAGAAATTTATTATATTCCAAGGATATTTGTAAATGAAAAAACTATATTAGAAGAAGTCTCTAGATCAGAATTTACTATTGCTATTCCCATTGAAGCATATGTAGATACATATGAAGGTTTTGGTGGGGCAGGAACTTTGCTATCAAAATTTGGTGTTCAAGAAGTAGATGATTTAACATTAATAATATCAAAAGAAAGGTATGAGTTGGGAATACGACCCATTATTGAACCAATAGAGAATACAAAATTAACAGAGAGACCCAAAGAGGGAGACTTAATTTATTTTCCATTGGGTGATAAACTATTCGAAATAAAATATGTAGAACATGAAAAACCTTTTTATCAATTACAAAAAAACTATGTTTATGAATTAAAATGTGAGCTATATGTTTATAATGATGAAATTATTGCTACAGGCGTAGATGATATTGATGATAATATAGAGGAAGAAGGATTTTTACAAAAACTTCAAATGGTTGGAGTTGGAACTACTGCAACAGCATTTACTGGTTTAGTGGATGGTGCAATAAGAACTGTTTCAATATCAAATAGAGGTTCTGGATATTTTGAATCTCCAAAAGTTGCAATTACTTCTGCACCAGATAATGGATTAACTGCTGTTGGAATTGTATCTATGATTTCTGGAATTGTTGATTTATGCGATACCTCTGAAGAGTCTTTAAGAGTTCAAGCAGTAGATATTATAAACCCTGGATATGGATATACAGTGACTCCTCGTATAACATTTACTGGAGGTGGTGGAAGTGGAGCATATGGAATATGTAAAATTGCAAACAATGCTGTAGGTGTAGTAACAATTACTGGTGGAGGTAGTGGTTATTATGAAGCACCTAATGTTACATTTGTTGGGGCAGGATTGACTGGATTTATTCCTGCTGTAGCATCAGCATTGATTAGTGAATCTGGAATAGTTACCTCTATTGTAATTCATGATAGTGGAAACAACTATTCTGAAGTTCCTACTGTTGTTATAGATCCTCCCGATGTAGTAATAGGAACTGGTAAATTTATATTTAATGAAGTTGTTGTTGGATCTGCAAACAGTTCTACTGCAAGAGTAAAATCTTGGGATACTATTAACAAGGTCTTAACCTTGGGCAACATATTGGGAACATTTATTGATGGAGAGATTTTAACTGGATCTGAAAGTGGAGCACAGTATACTATTCTAAATAATGATATTGAAATTGAAGATAAATTCAAACAAAACAAAACTATTGAAATCGAAGCAGATAAAATATTAGACTTTAGTGAGTCAAATCCTTTCGGAAATCCTTAAAAATTTAAAGCCATGTTTGATCATTTTTACCACCAAATCTTTAGAAAAACTGTAATAGCTTTTGGAACTCTTTTTAATAATATACAAATAAAAAGAGATTCTAGTGATGGTATAGTTGATGAAATAATTGAAGTTCCTTTAGCTTATGGACCAACTCAAAAATTTCTTGCTAGAATCGAACAACAAGCAGATTTAAACAAACCAGTTCAAATGAGTCTTCCTAGAATGTCTTTTGAGTTTACTGGAATATCTTATGATACTGGCAGAAAATTAGCAGGAACTCAACATTTTACAACAACACTCAAATCAGACAAAACTGATATTAAAAAGGTATATTTTCCCGTACCTTATAATATGGATTTTGAGTTGTCTATAATGACATTACTAAATGATGACGCTTTACAAATAGTTGAACAAATACTCCCATATTTTCAACCAAATTATACACTTACTATAGATTTAGTTGAAACAATTGGCGAAAAAAGAGATGTTCCAATAACTTTGGAGTCAATTAATTTTGAAGATAATTATGAAGGGGATTTCACTACTAGAAGAGTATTGTTATACACATTAAAATTCACTGCTAAAACGTATTTGTTTGGTCCAGTTAAAGATTCTGCAAAAGATATTATCAAGAGCGTGTCTATTGGTATTGGAGGTGGAGACAATTCTGGTGCTGGTGGAAGAAATCTTATTTACAAGAAACCCGTAGCGACTAAAAATTATACAGGAATAATTAAAACATCATTAAACTTAGATACTTTACCAGATGCTACCATTCTTAATGTTAATGATGCATCTAAAATATCAGAAGGTAGTTATATAACAATTGATGATGAAACAATTTACGTTAGATCAATAAATGGTAACCAAATTACAGTTACAAGAGCTGCTTACAACACAGTAGCAGCTGAGCATGTTGGTGGTAGTGCAGTGTATTCAATAGATGATTCTGATAATGCTTTAATTAGTGCTGGTGATGACTTTGGTTTTGGTGGGTAAAAACAATGAAAGAACATTTTGACGAATTAAATTCTACCTTTAACGTTGATGCAGATATAGTAGAAAGGAAAAAAGAGAAGAAAAAAGATATAGTTCCAATAAAAGATGTTGATGAAGACATAGTTAAGGATTATCAATATACAAGAGGAAATCTATATTCAATCATAGAAAAGGGTCAAGAAGCACTTGATAGTGCTTTAGAAATTGCTGTAGATGGTGGACAACCAAGAGCATATGAAGTTGTTGCACAATTAATTAAAAATGTGTCTGATGCAACAGACAAAATAGTAGATCTTCAAAAGAAAATGAAAGAATTGGATGAAGATCCTTCAAAAGGAAAAACAACTAATGTCACTAACAATGCAGTATTTTTTGGATCTACAGATGAGTTATCTAAATATTTAAAAAATCAAAAGCGACTAAACGATAAATAGTAAAAAAGCATTTTTTTGGATAATGGCAAGTTTTAATATAGATACTAAAGCACATTCTTCAGCAAGAAAGCAGAATAGAATTGCTGCTATGAAGGATTCTCCAAATGAGAATGAAAGAAAAGTTGCAGCCAAAAAATTGCGTCCTTCTATGAAGGTTGGACTACCAACTATTAAGAAAGAGGAAATAAAATTAGTAGATAAAATCCTTGGAGAGGAAAAGTGTGGTGATGGGCACTATTGGTGCTCTGAAGAAAACTGTTGCAAACCAATTCCAAATGTTGATGAATCAGTTACAATCGAAGATGCTTTTGGTAACAAATTTGTAGAATTTATTGATTTAATTACACCAGAATCTTTACTCTCACAGAGAGAAGAAAAAGATCATGAAGTGTCCATGGCACATAAACAGATTAGTAAATCCCAAGAAAACTTAAAGAAAGTTAAGAAGAGTATTGGTAAAAAGGAAAAAAATCTTCCTGCCTGGATGCAAGCAAAACTTACTGACACTGAGCATAATACAGATGCTGTAGCAGGATATACAGCAAAAGAAGGTATGGATCTTGCAAAAGCAGACATGGGAGATGTAATTAAAGATTTTCGTAAGTCTAAAAAACCTCAATTTAAAGGTAAGTCTGATGAAAAAATCCGTCAAATGGCGATTGCTGCTAAGTTAGAAGCAGAACGTCAGAATGAGGAAGTTGATCTGGATGAAAGTGGTGCAACAGATCTTGCAATAAATCTAATTAGAAGTACACAAGGAGATAAACCCAGGTATTTAAGTAATCGCTCTAGAATGATTCGCAATCTCAAGCAAAAAGCACTTGAGAGGCATCTTGCTAGAAAAAAATCAAAAAATAAAAATGAAGAAGTTGAATTAGAAGAAGCAGTTAGACTACCTTCAGAATTTGGTCATTTACTATCAGTCATTGTCAGTTGGAGAGGACGTTCACAATATCTAAGAATGTTCTTCCCACAAGCAAAGTTACCTACAAAAAAGGATATTCAAGCAGAAATTGAGAAAGTTTATCCTGGAGGAAGAGTTATTCAGTTCGCCACTTCAGATCTTCCTAGCAATCATACAAATTTTGATTCCCCATTATTTAAAGTTACTACTAAAGAAGAAGTAGAACTTAAAGAAGAGTGTGGTAAATGCAAAAAGACACCTTGTGAGTGTTCAAAGAGTGATGATGTAGAAATTGAAGAGAAGAAGGGTCTTTGGGATCGTATGCATGATAGACGTAAAGCAGGAAAACCCAAAAGAAAGCCAGGTGATAAAAATTACCCAGAAACTCTAAATGTTGAAGGTAAAATGACAACAGCACGCGCTAACGTTGGTGCTAGCAAGTGCTGGGATGGTTACAAAGCAAAAGGAACTAAGAAAAAGAATGGGAAAGTAGTTCCTAATTGTGTAAAAGAAGATGTTAATATCTCTGGAGGCAGTGTTGGTACAATAGTTATTGGAGGAGATCTGCCAAAAAAGTAGATAACGTCGGTGAACATTTTACCGCCGACGTTCTTTGGAGAGGAAGACTCTATAATATGGAAATGGTTATAGAGAATGGAGATTTACCATCAAGAAAAGAACTTGGTGAACAACTTCAAAATGAGTATCCTGGAGCAGTAGTTCAAAACGTATATCCATCTACACCTAAAGGTACAGTTACCATTACTAGTGCAAAGCACTACAATCATGGAACATTATCTTGGATCGATGAAGATTGGCAATCAGCAAATCGCAAAGATAGAACTGATGGCATGAGTAAAAATACGGTAAAAAAATATCGCCAAGAAAATCCAGGTTCAAAATTACAAACTGCTGTAACAGAGAAAAATCCAGAAGGTAAAAGAAAAAAGCGTCGTTCTTCATTTTGTAGTAGAATGAAAGGTATGAAATCTAAAAGAACTTCTTCTAAAACAGCAAGAGATCCAGATTCTAGAATAAATAAAGCATTGAGACGTTGGAATTGTAGATAATGGGATTTCGTAATTATATCTGGGATGAACAGTTTGATCTGAACGTTTCCCGTGGAAAAGTAAGGGGAGCATCACAGATCCACAAGTTTGGTGCAACTCCTTCACAATCAATCAACACAACAGCAAGTATATGGGATAAGGGAGATACACTTTATCCTTGGAGTGCGTTTGATACTCCTGGAGTTCTTGTAGGAGCACAAGTCGGTGCGGATGATAATGGTAAAGTCGTAACTATTGAAGGTCTTGATGAAAACTTTGAATTAATTTCAGAAGAATTTATTCTCTCTAGTGCTGGTACAGTTACAGGAACTAAGTCATTTAAGAGAGTATATCGTGGATATGTTTCTAGTGGTGCTGGCGAGAATATAGGGCAACTCAACTTTTCCAGAGGTGGCACACAAGTTCTTCGCATTCTTGCTGGTGCTGGACAAACTCTGATGGCAGTTTATACAGTACCTGCAGGATATACTGGATACCTTTACCAGGGTGTTGCTACTGCACAGTCTGGTGCTGATGCTACTGGATACATGTATGTAAGATACAATTCAGTCGCTACAATTTTTAGAGTTGGACATACTTTTGAACTAACTGGTGGTGGAGAATATAGTTACAAATTCTCGTTTCCACAAGAAATGCCAGAAAAAACTGATATTGATGTTCGCCTATCTACTAGAAGTAATAATGGTAGATTTACTGCTTCTTTTGATATATTACTAATTAAGAACGAGTTATAAGATAAATATAAAAAAGGTTTTCTAAAAAATGTCTATTAAAATAAAAACTGGTATTGTTACAGTTGGAACTGCTGGAACTGACTTTGATGGTCAGACAGAAATTACTTTTTTCCAAATAAGCACTAGTGGGTTAACTTCTACAACTATTATTAGAGAAGATTCTGAAGGAACTGAGATTGGAAGATATCCAATTAGTGCGGTAGCAGAAGCTAAAGAAGTAACACTAAGAAAAGATCCAACAGATTTATTTAAAACTGCATCTGGAACAATTGATGCCGTAGGAATCGCAATTATCT